TCCGGCGCCTAGTTCAACTGGAGCCCCGCACGGGGCGCAATTGATCCTGCACAGGAGAAATACCTATGTCTGACACTGCCCAGAACACTGAGACCGAGGTTCCCCAGGCTCCCGCGGCCCAGACTGAACAGTCCGGCTCGGAGATCGACTGGAAGGCCGAGGCCCGTAAGTGGGAGGAGCGAGCGAAGGCCAACAAGGCGGCTGCTGATGAGCGTGATGCGCTGAAGGCGCAGATCGAGAAGCAGGGCGCCGAGTACAAGACGCTGGCCGAGCAGATGGAGGAGATCAAGAAGCAGGCGGACGAGCGCGCCGCAGAGGCTGCCCGCTACCGGGTGGCGGCGTCGAAGGGTGTCCCTGCTGACCTCCTGCCGGAGACCGGCGACGAGGAGACCCTGGCCGCTTTCGCTGACAAGGTGCTGGCGTTCCGCGCTGAAGCCGAGGCTGAGCAGCAGCGCATGGTCGTGCCGGGTGTTGGCAGCACCCCGCCGAAGCCGCCGACCCCGCAGGAGCGGGCGCGTGCGGCCGAGCAGGCGGGCGACTTCGCCACCTCGATGCGCGAGAAGGCCAACATGCTCGCGGATCTCGCGGCTGGTCAGACCAAGTAGTCCGCTTTGAGCCCCTGGTGGGGCGCTCCACTTTGAACATCAAGTGAGGTAAGACGTAATGGCTGGAATCACCGGGCAGGGCACCACTTACAACCTGCCGAACTTCGTGGGTGAGCTTCACGGGGTCAGCCCCGAGGACACCCCGTTGCTGTCCGCTATCGGCGGCCTGACCGGCGGCAGGAGCGCCAACGGCAGCACTGTTTTCACCTGGCAGACCTACGACCTGCGCGATGCCGACGACTCCCGGCAGCGCACCGAGGGCGCGAACGCCCCGCAGGCTGAGGGCCGGGTCCGTGGCAACGACTACAACGTCCTGGAGATCCACCAGGAAGCGGCCGAGGTCAGCTACACCAAGCTGGCCGCGACCAACGTCGTTGGCACCGTCGCTGGTGGCAAGTCCGTTCTCGGCGCGCAGCCGGTTCAGGATGAGCTGTCCTGGCAGGTTGCGCAGGCGCTGAAGCAGGTCGCTCGCGACGTTGAGAAGGGCTTCATCACCGGTCAGCGGACCCTGCCGTCCGACAACAGCTCGCCGCGGAAGACCGGCGGTCTGATCGAGGCGATCGAGCGCGGCCAGGTTGTCAACGGCACCACCAAGTCCAACGTGGTCGAGGTCGAGTTCGACTCGGGCTCTGGGACCTTCGCTGCCGCTCTGACCGAGGACGACGTGCTGGACCTGATGCAGATGGTCTGGGACAACGGCGGCCTGGTCGAGGGTGAGACCCGGACCTTGATCACCAACAGCACCCTGAAGCGGGCGCTGACCAAGCTGTTCATCAAGGACCGCAACTACCAGGAAGTCTCCCGGAACGTCGGCGGGGTCAACTTGCAGACCATCGAGACCGACTTCGGCCGGGTGAACATCATGCTTGACCGGTACATGCCTGCCGACAAGCTGGTGGTTGCCTCGCTGAACGAGCTGGCCCCGGTCTACCTGGAGATCCCGGGCAAGGGCCATTTCTTCGCTGAGCCGCTGGCCAAGAACGGTGCGGCCGAGCGCGTTCAGCTGTACGGCGAGATCGGCCTGGAGTTCGGCGCGGCGCTGCATCACGGCCTGATCAAGTTCACCGACACCGCGGCCTGATCTGAGCCCATCGCAAGAGCCCCTGAGGTTTAGACGCCTCGGGGGCTCTTTGCGTGTCTGACCTATCGGAGGACGCATGGCTGAGCCTTTCCTGATACCCGAGGACCTGGCCCCGTTCGCGACGATCGACGGGGCGAAGGCCGAGGCGATGATCGAGGACGCGACCGCTATGGCGATCGGCGTCGCCCCGTGCATTGCCGACTCCACCGACCCGCAGGTGCGGGCTCAGGTGAAGGCGGTTCTGCGGGCGGCGATCCTCCGGTGGAACGACGCGGGCAGCGGCGCCTTGGTGACCAAGCAGGACACGACCGGGCCGTTCTCCCACCAGGAGACGTACGACACCCGTACGCACCGCTCGGGGCTGTTCTGGCCTGACGAGATCACCACGCTGCAAGGGCTGTGCAAGTCAGCGACGAAGCGCGCGTTCAGCATCGACACGACGCCGCAAGCGGCACGGGACAAGTTGGAGGCGCTGAATGGCGACGACACCAACTGAGACCGACATCCAGGCGGCTGCCGAGCGGTTCCCGGCCGGAGAGACCGTGACGATCCTGACGCCGGGCACGAAGACCGATCCGTTCAGTGGCAAGGAGGTGCCCGATCCGGCGCATCCGGTCGAAGTTGACTTCCCGTTCTGCGCGGTCGGTATGGGTCCGTCTGACGAGTCGTGGCTGGTCGGCCGGGACCTGACGAAGGTCGCCCTGGTCGTCTATATGCCGTACCACAACGCAGGCATCACGTCCGAGGATCGGGCGCGGGTGCGTGGCGTCGAGTACGAGGTGTACGGCGAGCCATTCGACTGGCAGTCACCGTTCGACCCGGAGGCTCCCGGCGGCGTGGAGGTCGCGCTTCGGATCACCGAGGGGTGAGCCGTGGCACGTAGGAACAAGCTGACGCTGAACCACGCCAACATCGGGCGGGTCCTGACGAGCAACGCGATGTACGCGGCGCTGGAGAAGAAGGGCGAACAGGTCCTTCAGAACGTCAAGGACGCCGCCCCGGTGAGGACCGGACGCTATCGCGACAGTCTCCACCTGGAGCGCGCGCTGACCGACCGGGCGGTTGTCCGGGTGGTCGCTGACGTGGATTACGGCCTGGCCGTCGAGGCGAACGACGCCCCTATGGCGGTCGGCCTGAACCGGAGCAGACATGCCTGATCTTGTGCTGCGCTCGGCGCTTGTCCTGGAGCTGTGCACGTATCTGCGTGCCGAGCTTGCCAAGCGATCCGAGTCGTACGCGCAAGGCGTCACCGTCTGCCGCACGGTGCCGAACCCTCGCCCGGACCGAGTGGTGCAGTTCGCCAACCGTGGCGGCTACGCCCTCAACGCTTCGTTCACCCGATCGACGGTCGACGTGAACGTGTGGGCGTCGCTGGGCGACGAGCTGGAGGCGGACAACCTCGCCGCGCTCGTTGTGGGCCTGCTGGAGCTTGCCAACTCGGCCGTGATCGCTGACGTGCAGGTTGCGACCTACCCGCAGGACGTGGCGCCCGATGACGGGCAGCCGAGGCGCTTTGCGCGCTTGACCGTTACACACCGGGCCTACCCGGTTGATTGAGCAGTAAGGACTAGATGACCTATGGGTGCAAACAACAGGCGAGTGGGGCGATCGGGAAGACCTTCGAGATCGAGGACGAGGCGCAGCTTGCAAAGCGGCTGACGCGGCAGCTCCTGAACATCTATGTGGAGCGGTCCCCGAAGAAGGGCGAGCAAGTTCTGCCTGCGCCGTGGGACGGCGAGGGGAAGGTCGCGCTCACGACCGACAACCTTGTCGCCTACGTCACCCGGTTTGAGCGGTGGTTGAGCGCCGACGAGGCCCTGGAGCTGGGCTTCGTGGACGAGGTGCGCTGACGGTCGTCGCGATCGGTCGGGCTGCGGTATGAGCGTGGCCCGGCCGATCCCCCATCACCTGAGGGGAAGCGTGGCAGCGAGTAAACGTGCCTGCACTCAGTGCGGGAAGAAGAACGCGGTCCCGCCTGCCCGGCTGTGCCCGACGTGCAAGCGGGCGAACGCGAAGGCGTCGAAGGAGCGGGCGCACCTGAAGCGGGTGGCGGAGACGTACGGGATCAGTGCCGACGACTACGCCGCCCTGGTCGCCTGGTCGGACGGCCGCTGCTACATCTGCGGCCGCCGTGGCGGGCGGAAGCGCCTCGCGGTTGATCACGACCACAACAAGGCCGGGCGGGAATCCGTGCGAGGGCTGCTTTGCACGTCCTGCAACCACTATTTGCTCGGAAAGGTGGCGCACGATGACGCGGACCGATTGGAAGAAATTGCGGCCCGTGCGGTGGCTTATCTCCGTAATCCACCGGGGCCTCGGATTCTGGATTAACGAAACATTCAGGGGGAATTAAATGCGTATTCCGTCCGTTGCCGGCCTCTCGGTAAGGGAAGCGGCGAAGTTGTATATCGCCGCCGGATTCCGCGTATTTCCCCTGGCGGCTCGGTCGAAGAATCCGGCGCCCGGCTTCGTCTGGAACGAGCAGGCGTGGAGAACGCCTGAGGAGGTCGACGCCTGGCGGGGTGAGATTCACGGGCTCGGCCTGCCGCTGGCCCTAAACGGGCTAATGAAGGTGATCACGCGCTCGCGGCGGATGTCGTGCGCGCTGTCCAGCCTCTGATCGAAGCCCAAGCACTCCGCAAGGCCGCAGACGACATGGCCAACGGGGCACCCGACAACTGGGTGGCGGCGTCAATCTCCGATGCCCTCCGAGACCGCGCCGCCCGCATTGAGTCAGGTGACCTCTGATGATCGGGTTCGGGCGCAGCCCTTCGAGCCTTGTAAATCGACCGAGCACATGCCGGTCGCGCCCGAGTAGCTAGACCTTCAACCAATCAACTACGAGCCGCCGTGCGGCGGCTTTGCCATGCCCAGAAGGAGGCATTCATGGAGGGGAACAACACGCCGAAGCCCGAGACGTTCGACGCCGTGCTGCTGGCGGTGGCGTGGATCCGGTCGATCATGCGCGGTGATTTGACGCTGGCCAAGACGTTGACGCATGAGCAGAACGCGGTGGCTGCGCAGAAGCTGCTGGTCGGTCTGGGCTGCGCGGCGACTGGCGTGCTGCACCTGGTGGAGGAGTCGATCGGCATTCCCGCGGACGCGCTGCTCCAGGCGCAGGTTGATACCGCGATCGCCGGTCTGATCAAGGCGGGTGAGGCCGAATGATCTATTGGGAGAAGCT